AGGCTTCCACCCTGCGCCATACGGTTCCTTATGACAGAGCCAACAGCAAGCATGCCGCCAATCCCTTGATTGCCAGCTTCCGCTTGCAGCGTCTTTGCTAATAATTCTCTGTCACTTAGTGTCATATTAGAGGAACGCATAAAGTAAAGTTGCAGGGTTAAACGGTGTGCTTTGGGTTGTTGTCGTTGGATAGGGTACCCCACCCAGAACCTGAGACAGCGTGCCAAGTCCAGCCAGAGGAGCGCCAGTAGCACCTTCGAATTGCCCACGCTGCGCATCAAGCATTCGCTGCTGGATACCACGCTGGAATGCTGCCTGCTGAGCAATGCGATCCTGAACAGTCATACCTTGACCGAACATTTGCGCACCAAGACCCGTTAGGCCACCTGCCGCACCTGAGCGAACACCCGCGCTAGATATGTCTGCCGCTTGGTTCGCCATAGCTGCTTGCAACTGCTGACCCGCACCAAACTGAGCCTGACGCTGCATTGCTGCTTGGTTTGCAAGGTCTGCCGCATATCTCTGCCCAATGTCATACTGAGCCGCCTGCTGCGCCCGCTCAAACGCTCTCTGACGCTGCTGAGCCGCAAAGTCCATGCCCATGCGACCGTATTCACCAGCCAAAGCTGCTTCCTGCACGCCCTGACGAGAGCCGCCAAATGCACGCGCTCGCTGAGCCTGAGCCGCAAGGTTTTCGGAAGCCATTTGACGCTGACGCTCAATGTCTGCCTGACCGCGCTCAATGACATTCTGCGTGTAGGGTGACATATACTGACCGTAATCAGTTCCTGCTAGTTGCCCTGATGCAACACGTTCTGGCGTGTAAGCCTCTGGTGCTGCAACATTTCTTGCCGCAAACTCACCAAGTTTTCCGTAAATATCACCAGCCTGCGTTTGATACTGCTGCACCTGACCAAACACATTTGGCGCAGATGGTTGCGCCATTGCTGGCGTAGGTGTCGCAGGTTGCGGTGTAGGAGTAAGGATTGTTGGCTTCGGAGGTACAGCAGGTGTTGGCTGACCAAATGTTTTAATTTGATCTAGCGGCCGTAGTGTGCCTGTGTCGTCGTAGCCCATGCCTGCGGGGGGCGTTTGCAGACCTGTTAGCGGCATTGTTGGTTGGTTTGCTGAGCTGCCCATTATGAGCCTCCTTTGATCGCAGATACCACGCGGCCAGCAAGGTACATTTGCGGCTCTAAGATATTACAGATAACCTTGCCAACAAAACTACTTTTTGACTTGCCTTTAGTTAAGACATACCTCAAGTGCTTTGTTCGCTTCTTGGCTGCATAAGCGCCAACTTTTGTAATCAGCTTGCTTTTCTTCATTCCCAAAACAAATGGCTTAAACACTGCGTGATACCCGATCTCATGGTATGGGGTTAAATGCTTTTTCTGGTAGACATACCAAGTTTTCATTGCATCCGACCAATCATCTAACTTTGTTTGACGATACATTTCTGTGCAAACGATAGACTTGCCGCCTTCGCCGCCTTCGCCGCCTTCGTGTTGTGGGCCAATGGGTATAGACACATCGCCTATGTCTATAGAGTAACCCCTGTTAGTTGGCCCAAGCGGGTCAAACTCATTTGGATCGTAGAAGCTGTCATCTACACTTGCATAACCAACGCCTGGGAACCCCTCTGAGCTGCTGCCAGTTCCAACTGCTGTTTGAGCAGGCTTAGGCGCTGTTATCTTTTCTATCATTGCATCATATTCAGGATTTAACGCACCTGTGATCGGGTCAAATCTAGTTAGGTTAGAAAAATAATCATACATCTCTGGACGAACTTCACGAAGCCGCTCAAGAGATGACATGTAGCCTGGATATGATGTGTAGCCTGTTATGCCGCCTTGAGTGACGGTTGGCATGCCGCCCATGTCCATAGCCGCAGGAGCTGATAAGCCAAACGCAGAAGCCATGCCGCCCACGTTTTGGGCAACAGCTTGCTCGTATGGATTTATAGCAACAACCTCTGGTCCCATGTAGGGAACATACCCCATTGCCTGAATTTGCTTGGCGCGTTCCAGAGCCAGTTTGCCAGCTTCCTCAATGTATGCTGGTATTTCGGTTTTCTGGGTTGTTTTGCTTCCCATGTTAAAACTCCAAATGCATTGTTATGGAGTGAGGCTTCCAGCCTAATTTCTCCAAAGGTTTTTGCCATCCAAATCGACCATCAAACGAAGCAAACGAACAGCCTTGCTTTCGCGCCCATTCTTTCACATTTTCAGTCATTTGTAAAATTTCATCTAATTCACCGCCTGCAAGGAACACATGCAACGCCTTAGTATTAGGATATACCACGATTTCCGTAATAATACACCCACGCTCTGCAGGCCAGAGTTGCATCTTGCCTGACCGTATGCCTGCGCAAACTTCATCCCATGTATTGTGACCGCCAGAGCGCTCTAATGCCGCCTCAATCCAAGGCTTGCATTGGAATAAAATGTCTATAGGTGTATGCGCATTCATCCGTGCAACCTCGTTATAGCAATCGTTGACGCAGGCGCGGCAGGCGCAAATGCTGTTGCAGTTGTGGCATCTAAAAACCCGCTTGTGCTATCTACTGCCCACATAGCCTCTAAATAATCGTTAGCACTTACATCAAAGATCGCAGAGCGCGACACAACCAGCACCGAACCGTTTTGGTGCAGCGCGTTTTTCATCGTTGACCCCGTAACGTCAGTTCCGTTAATGCGAGGCCAAAACCAAAAGTTTACTGTGCTGCTGGACGTTGATGCAATCTGCGCTGAAAAGCTAATCATGTATTGACCAGCTTCCTCAAATACAAGGCGACTTGCAGGCGTTCCGTTGGTTACGCCCTCAGCAATGCTAGAAGTGTATGTTAGTGCATAGGCGGTGTTTATAGCTGCTGCTGTTTGATCTGCCGTGACTGCACCAGCGTATTGACCATCTTCCAAAACGATCTGCACAAACGCGCCATCTTTAGAAACGACAGGATACTTCTTTTCCCGATCCCACAGAATAACGCCATCCTCAGAAGCAGAGCTATACTGATCCTTTGCGTCAAGCTGGTTTAACGCCTTGCCAAGATAGCGGCGTAAATTCTCAGCCCATTGCTCAAAACTCTGCGTTAGTGGCGGGACTATTCTCATCGCCGCCCACCGCCTACTGCATCAAGGCGCATTACACCGACACGCCAATCTGTTGATGCATTACCACTTACACGCATTCTGACTTGGCGACCAGTAAACCGAACGCTTGTTGGGTTAGCCATGTCAAACGGACCATAATCACGCTCAGTGTCGGTGGGATGGAAGCGCGTCTTAAATGTCGCACTTACATCGCCAAGCGTCTTTTCGTCTGGGATTAGACCAGTTACAGACATAACCTGATCGCCTGCGCCAATCGCTATTGGCCCTGTTTCTGCGTAAGGTGTATCTGATCCGTAGTTAAAGCCAATCTCTTGTTCATATAAAACACCATCAGGTGCGATCCAGAATGGTTGTCTAAATACGCCACGATCAACGCCAGCCGTTCTTGCCAAGTCGCCTGTCATCCAGATGTTTTCATTATAATCAAACGCCACATATCGATCACACTCCGTGCTAGAACCGCTTGGATAGAACCACCAGATTTCATTGTAGCGACCATTTACAACGCAGCTTACTTTAGAGCTTTGGTCATTGTTCATATCGCTGAATACATAATCTGCAACTTCGCACGGTATTTCACGGACTGCGCCACCACTGTAAGCAAAGAAGCTACGATTGCCCATCCAGATTACGCCAGCGTCAACTGTTGCCACCGCATTCGTCGCGATCAATCCGCATGATGTCCCGACACGCTCAAAGCCATACACAAACGGTGGGCCTTGGTATGTCATGGTGTGCGCATCCTCTGTCGTCAGAATAAGTGACTGACCGCGTGTTCTTACGCCGCGTAGGATTGTGCCATTTGTCTGGATATTAATATCACCAGCTTGGTTTGTGGCTGCTGGTGTCCAAGTTGTATTGTCCTCTTGATCCGACCATTGCACCTTACGCGGATCACCGCCTGCACCAAAGCACACAACGAAGCGTTCCTCTGTGACCATCATGGCTGTGTTATCAATTGGTGCGTTTGATACTTGTGCAGCAGCCGTTGCTGCATCTAGCTGCCACTCGTAAATCTTACCATCATCAGATGTGCAACCCAGCAAGTATTCACCCCAGTTTTCTAAGCACCAAACTGTCGCGCGTAGCACTGTGCCTGTGTCTTGCTGTGGAATACCATAAAGACCGCTGCCGAAAGTTGATGCACCAAATCCAGTAAAAATGTCTGCGTCAACACGACCCGCTGTAAAACCTGTGGGTGTAATATCAGAAACCGCGTTACCCGCTGTCATGGCAAAAAGTTTGTTGTGTGTTCCGAATGCCACGCGGCGTTGGTTGCTGTTATCCTCCCAGACCAACATGCTGCGAACAACACCATCAATGTCTACGCTACCGCGCTGTCGCCATCCACCAATAGGACGCAATGCACCCTCTTGCCAGCGCACTAAATTTGCGTCACGCCAACGACCTTGCGACTGATACTCTGTGCCGTTCCTGTATTGGCCTGCGGGAATATTTAGCGGTATTAAAGCCATTCAGTCACCTACGTTGTAATAGTGTAAGATGTTTTCGTAACCGTTCTACTTGTAGTTACTATGGAAGGTGTTGCGGATGTTAGTGTTGGAGTTGACCCAGTGAAAGTATCACTGCCTATTGCGACAGAACTTGTCGCTTCGGTTAAGGAGCCGTTCGCAATGGTGAAGTTGCCATATGTGCCGTTGGCTGACCCACTTGGCGGGAGTTTAATTACAACAAGCTGCGCATATCCAGCACCTTCATACACTGATCCGCAGAAATAAACGTCACCATTATTTGCGGTTGTAATCCCTAGCGGCAAAAGCCCACTTGAGCTTGTGTGTGAAATAGCTTTCTGCCATTGCAACGTCCCAGATGAATTATACTTGGCTACGATTGTGATATAGTCGCCGCTAGCGGCAGAATAATCTTCGATGTATCTGGAGCAGACATAGATATTGCCAAATCTATCGCACGTTAAATCTTCAACATAAACTCTACTATCACTTGTCGTATCGTAAAACTCTCTTGACCAAGTAATAGACGATGGCCCTATTTTTGATACAAAAGTTTTAATTGGGTTTGTGGGTGATGCCCCATCTTGAATAGTTCCAGACGCTATAAAGTTTCCTAAGCTGTCACCTCTTACGCGAACTCCACCTCCGTCAATAGTTGTAGAAGTAGATGTGTTCCCATAAGTGTAAACGGATGATTTTGTTCCATCTGCGTCATACCTAACAAAGCTATATTTCGAGCCTGACCCGCCAACGCCTACTGCCCTGAAGGCAACCATGATTTTGCCAGATGTATCAACACCAACGCTTGATATTTCTATTGGGCTATCTCCTGTTAATGCACGCTGCCACTGCAAGGTGCCAGAAGAGTTATATTTAGCAATCAGCCCATCTGCCGAACCAACGCCAGCATTTTTGTTACCAGCGGCTATAATGTTTCCTGATGCGTCAACTTCGCAGTCTTTGAATAAATCTCCATAAAGGTCAGAACTTATGTCTGTATTGTTTAGTGAGCGAGGCCAAGTTGTGCTGCCAGACTTACCAAAGTTCACAAGCAGTGCGCTTGTTTCCTCAGCGGCAGAACTTGATCCCTGGCGACCAGCAAGAAAAATGCCTTGACCATTTGCTGCAATGCCGCCGTTGTAAACAGCAGGAGAACCAGCCAAACTTTTAGACCATAGAACACTGCTATCTAGTGCAATTTTAGTTACACTTGGGCCAACGCTTTCCTGTATTGCGGCAACGATTGCGTTGCCCTGTTTGTCTGTCGTTATGCTTTTTCTTTGGTCTGATTGCAGGCTGTAAACTGCTAACCAATATTCACTGGCCTCAGCCTCAGTAGCATTTAGCAGCTTTTTGTAAACCAGCATAAGTCACCCCATATCCGCACCAGATAGGAAGCCGTAAAAAGTTGTTCCCCCATCTCTAGTGTAAAATGTGAGAATGTCGATCGCATTTGCTGTCGCTGAAAGTGTTGGCTCTGTGGCGGAGGGCCACTTGACAGAAGCAGGCCACGTCACGGCGTATCCTGACGCTGATGCGTCTTGTTTTACTTCAACAACAAAGCCAAACGCTGTTCCAGATGTAGGTGCATTCGTGAAGGAAAATGTTGTGTCCTCTGTCAGCGTTGTTCCAAAAACATTGCCCACGGCGCAGTCAAGTGATGTTGCGTTACTCGATGATGTTAGCTCTGTGTAATCTTCATTTACGCCATCAGCAAAGGTTGTTACGCCAGTCGCAGATGTTGTAAATGTTGCATTGTCTAGCTTATTGATTTCGGCGGCAGTTGCTGTAACTCCGTCAAGAATACCGATCTCGCCAGTTGTCAAAGCTGCTAAAGCCGTAAATTGCGCCGTGGTCACTCCCGCCAGCGTTGTGTCAACCAAGTCCCAGTTTGTGTTTAACTTGCCGCCCCAAGTATCCTCTGACGCGCCAACTTCTGGCTTCGTAAAGCTGTAATTTGTCGTGGTGGTGTCTGCCATTTTACTTTCCTATACGTCAGTCCAGTTTGTTGTTACGTCTGCAACATCAGTCCAACTTGTTACCTCCGAAGCCTGATCTGTCCAGCTTGTTGCTTCGTCAGTCGTGTCATTCCATTTGTATTCAATATTTCCTGACACATTACACTGAAGTTGCACTGTTGTCACGATCTTCAAAATTAGTGCAGCTGAACCAGTAACAGTTAAGTTGAGCGGTATAGCAGAGGCCACAGAAACTGTTTTTGCCGCTGATGCGGTCATTGCACTTGTGAGTGTATCAGCAGACGCAACCTCTTTTACCAAATTTGCCGCAGCCGCTACCGTGACTGTGTTTGCTATTGTAGAGGTAATATTTGAAACAGTATTGAAGTCACCCGCAAACGTAGATGTGATTGCAATAGTAGATGCAGCAGATTTGGGATCGCCCTCTGCGTAACCTTCAATCCAATATTCTGGCTCTACATAATACGCCATCTTTATGCGTCTGGATCGACCCAGTTAGGGTTGAGCGTCCAGTTTGTCCCATCAAAAAGATACTTATGACCAACCCAGCCGTCTGGCGGGGTTACATCAGTGTAAAGTGTGGTGTCCGATGAAGTGCAGTCGCCAATGATAAATTGCAATGGCTCCCCAACTTGGATGTTGCTTGCTGTAATGTCCACAACGCAACTATCCTCAAATATGTAAATTGACTTTCCGTCTTTTACTAGGGTTTTCATTAGGTTACTTCTCCTGTGGTAAGCAAGATATCGGTTGCACTCAAAGCTCTTCCAACTTCGCGCCCCGCTGTTACAGTTGTCGTTAAGCTGCCACTGTTATCTAGGTAGTATTTACTTCCAATGGTAAGTCCACTTTGGCTTTCATTAACACCACCCATAACTGTCACAGTTCCAGTTGCAGTATCAGAAATTGCCTGCTCCGCAATGCCGATATAATCGGTCACATTACTTGATGGATTATAGTAAACTGTTGAGGTGAAGTAATCAGAATTTAGCCCATCAGCGTAGTTAACTACTACCGCCTTGGAATTACTGTCGTAAACTGCTGCGCAGGCCCCAAATCCTGCGAATTGAGCACTGCTGTCAATAGTGTATCTAGTAGCTGATACATTAGTTCCGCTTATGGTGCAGTTATAAACATAAATATTAGACGAATTATCACTCCACGGCATTACTATCATACCCGCGCCACTATCGTATGCGGCCATTCTTCCATAATCCATCATTTGGCCAACTTCCGAAGAAATAGCTGCTGCTGTTCCATAACTTATTGAAGTTCCGCTGACTGTGCCAACACGTCCGTATAAATAGGTCGTGCTAGTGTCACGATACAAAAACAATACTTTTCCACTTGATGGATCATATTCAACTGTTCTTGTTAATGTATAATTTCCGTAATTAGGGCCGTTTGCTTTTGTTCCCCAAGTGGTGCTTGTGCCCGACACATAGCCAACACTGACATAAGAGTATTCGCTACTGTCTGTAAAGAAATAAACTAACCTATCATTCCCAGCATCATAAGTTATAGAGGAATTTCGAGAATTTGTTGTATCAATTTGAACCTCGCCGCCAAAACTAATTGAAGTTCCGCTAACAGTTCCAACGATGGCGTAAGGGCCAGATGTAGATGTTTTTCTGTAGGTAACAACAGTTTTGTCGTTTGTTGTATCAAACACAGATGCAAAGCTAGTAACAGTGGTGCTTGCAAAAACAACTGGCGTTCCGAAACTAATAGATGTCCCACTAACGGTGCCCACGATTGATGTGCCATAGGTTGAATTGCCAACGTCAGCATATGAAACAACAACTTTATTTGCAGAGGTATCGAATACTGCCACAATCCTGTCAGTCTGCGCACTTTCAAACACAACTGGCGTTCCAAAGGAAATAGAAGTGCCGCTAACTGTTCCAACTACAGCCGTGCCATATCTTGAGTTAGAGCTATCAGAGTAAACAACAACAACTTTATTGTTTGAGCTATCAAATACGCCAGCCATATAGAAATATGGCGTTTCACCAGAAATAGAAACTGGGGTGCCAGAGCTTTGACTTACACCCGAAACAACACTGACAGTGCCATCGCTATTTAATACGACAGCATCACCATTAGAAATTGCACCAGATGCAGTAAAGTCATAAGACCCACCGCCACCCGCACCAGCGACTGCTGTGTCAACGTATGATTTGTTTGTTGCGTCAGTTGCGTCTGTTACTGTGTCGATGCCCTGAATGCGCCCTGTGCCGCCTAAAGTGATGTCGCCACCATTTACGGTAATGTCGCCTGTAAATGTCGCGCCTGATAATTGCGCAAATGAACTTGCATGAATGCCATCAACAGTATCAGCGTCTAAACCTGACCCTGCGCCGTCAACTGTTTTAATCGCCGTTAATATTTCGCTTGCACTTTGATCCGCTGTTGCCCCGCTCTCAATACCATCTAATTTTGCACCATCTGCGCTTACATCACGGCCATCAAATGTCTGCCCTGCTGCAAATGTAATTGCTCCTGTCATAGTGCCGCCAGCTTTGGGCAGAGCAGCATTTGCGGTTGTCGTGGTAGTTGTTAAAACACCATCGCGTGTTGCTATATCAACGCCATCTACAGTGCCAGTGACAGTCACATTGCCAGTAACATCAATGCCAGCAGAGAAGTCCACATTGCCAGTAAATGTGCCACCCGATGCAGCAGACACAAAGTCCGTAGGTATTGTCGGTGTTCCACTCAAATCCGAATAAGCGCCAGTTGTTGCCACTGTCGCTAGTGTAGGGGTGCCAGTTAAATCCGAATAAGCACCTGTCGTGGCAACTGTAGCCAACGCAGAACTCTCAACTTTATCCGTGTTTAGATTGGTAAAGTTCGCGTCCACCTCTGTGTGAGTGAGCGCAGAGCCTTTACCAGCGCGTGTAACTATTGTTGCCATTGTCTATTAATCCAATGTTATGTCTAAGTCTCCAGCAGGAACGCGAATGATGTCATCCGTTGCGATAGCCTTGGCTGTTGTCAAAGCATTGCTTGCAATCATGTTGCCGCCTGTCAGCGCATCCATGACCGCAATGTGCGTTACCGTTCCCCAAGAAGCTGTTGCCGCATCCCACTCAATCGCTGCGCTGTTTGTGGCCTCGTTACCGCTTACAGTGAATGTAACTGCCTTGCGCACATAACCACCGCCAGACACCTCTGTGCCAGCCGATCCAGTTTCTGTTGGGTCAGATGTAAACAAGCCTAGATACCACGCTGTCGGGCGTGTTGCTGAACTTGTGGTAAACAGCCAAGTGAGCGTGGTTGTCTCAAATGTGTTTGTTAAAGACATTAGTAACTCCTAACTTTCATGCGCAGACCTGTTGCACCAAATTTTGCTTTTTCTTCGTCACCATTAACAGATGCAACTCCTTGCTGATAAAGCGAGGCCCATACTTGCAGCCTTGGGTCATCCTTTAGGAATGGCGCTGTGTGCATCAAACTACCATACAAATAGACGCTTGGGTAGTTGTCCAATATCCAGTTCGTTGTGTTGCTATCTGACAGCGCTTCCGCTTTTTCGTAATAAACAAGTTCTAACGTGTAGTCTGCGTCAGGCGTTGGGAACACTTCGATCTCACCTTGCGTCAAGGCATAGTATTGTGGACGACCCGCTGTGTTTGATGCCTGCGAGCGTCTGTCTAGCAGTTGTGCCTGGCTAACCTGCTCTAGCGCATATGTGCTGCCACCTGTCAAACTCAGGCGAATAGGCGCAACAAATCGCGCAGGCAATGCTTCGTACTGACTATCTAGCGTTGCTGTGGCGCGGTTTTCCATGCGCCAGTGACGCATATTCAGCGCCATGCTCTCTTCTGCCAAAGTGATAAAATCAGGAATGGTAGACGTTAAGTCATCGCGGTTTAGCCATTCAGCTATTGCGGTCTTTAGTTCTGCGTAGGTTGTAATAGCCATTACCACTTAACCTTATCTGCCCAATATGCGGCGCTCATCTTGCCCTTGGCAATGTTTTTAGCGTGCCTTGCCTTAAACGACTTAGCACGCTTTGTCATAGTCTTATCGCCCGTCTTGCCCTGCTGACCAAAGCGAATTGTTTTAACTTTATCGCCCTCTTTCGCCACAACTACGTGTGACTTGGTTTTATGGCTTGGAGTGCGCTTGGGCTTATTATAACCCGATACTCCAGCGCGGGCGAGGCGGGGGTCTTTAGGCATTACATCCCCATCGTTGCTGGGTTGATACCCATAGAACTCAAGTACCGCGCATAACCGCGACGATAGTTTGCTGGATCAACATATAGATCAGCGCCAGACATTGCTGCACGCTCCGCATCAACAAACTCACGGAATGACATAATGCCCTGCGGCATGGATGGTGCAGCAGGCGGCATGCCTGACGGATAAGGTGTTGTTGGAGTGACTGGAGATATAAATCCTAATTCCTCTGAGATTGGTGGCACTGGAGCAACACCAGATGCCATGTCGCCTGTTGGACTTAATGCTGCAGTGGTTGCGCTTGGGCGAGGCATGTCTAGCGATCCACGCCCAGCTTCACCCATAAACATGTTTGCATAGCTTGGGGCTGGCGCAGATGGAGCAAGCATAGAGCCAGCAAACTCGCCACCCTGACCAACGTTGTATACGTCTGGGTTTACGACTTGATCCATCACGATCTGCTCTTTTTGCGCTTCAGAAAGTAAACCTTCTGGACGCAGCTTTGGTCTAAGCATATCGCGCGCAGATGTTCGGGCTGCGATCTCTTCTACCTTATCCTGCGCCTCAAGAGGCTTCATAAACAAGTTACCAAGCATAGACAGCAAGCCACCGCCCTCAAACTTACCTCCAGATGCGCCAGCGCCACCACCGTCTAGCATATCAAGCAATCCAGTGAAGCGTTTGCCTGTCGCGGCCTTACCGCCAAACATTGCGCCTAGCCCACCGCCGCTTAGCGCGTTTAAGGCACCTAGTCCTGCAAGTAATCCTAGAGGGTTCATTTCTTTTTACCTTTTTTGCTTTTGCTCAGCTTTTTCAAGTCTGCGCCAGTAATTTTCTTGCGTGGTGGAGCCACTGCAGCTAACTTCTTTTGCTTTGGGCTATACTTAGAATACGGCATTAGGACTTCACCTGCTTTTCCCATTCATAACACTTAACCTGCCTGATTGTATACGTTGGATACTTCATCTGCAAAGATGGAACTCCGTTCTGCATAAAATCAGCTATGCATTCATTCTCATCGACATACGCAGGGCCACCGACTGCAAAGCAGTAATTCTGAGCGCACAAGAGAACAAATGCAGTAAACATCACATCACTTCTTCACTTTCTTTTTCGCTGTCTTAGCAGCCGCTTTAAACGCCTTGGCAGTCGGCGCACCCTTGCTTCCAGCTTTGCGCATCTTTTCGCCGCTGCCCGCCGCAATACGCTTACGCTTAGCATGGATGTTGGCATAAAGACCCTTCGCCATTATTTCTTAGCCTTAGCCATGCATTTACCCTTGCGCTTGCACGCCATAGGGGTTGGGCAACCTTTGCACGGTTTAAAACCAGCTTTGCTTCCCATTTTCTTTCCATACGCCATAGCTAACTCCTTTTGCTGCAAACGTATCACATTAAGCTATTCCACGCAAATTCCTTCTAATTTCGCCACGCCAGCTAGAGAATGACCCAGATAACGCAGTCGCAGCATCAGAAGCCATCGTCAAGCACAGCGCATCAGCTAAGTCAGGAGAAGCCAAGCCGCGCTTGCGCATCTCATCCTTACTCTCAGCTTTCATCTTGCCTGAACTGGTAAAACTATAGCGAATGCTGGTTAGCTCCGCGATAAGCTGGTCATTCTTCGGCAGCTTGCAAGAACGATCCTCAAGCCAACCCTTGGTTTTAAACCAAAGCTCACTCCGCAGATTAAGATAGGTATCGCCCATAGACGGGCTTTCAGCAACATTCACGCCGCGCACAGGTAAGCCAATCTCACGCAGGCGGTCCACTACACCTGAGCCTACGCCTATGCTATCAACAAGAATTTGCGTTGGCTGTCTGCTGGGCGGTAACGCCTCATACTCAGCAACAACACGACCCACAGTCTGCATCAAGTCTAGCCCAGACCAAGCCCTAAGCTCAGTTACAATCGGACCCTGACGCTTGCATAGCGCAGTCTTATCCTGCCCAAAGCGAGCTACATCCAAGCCCCAGACCGACTTGGTATCCTCATCAATCTGCACATCGCGGTGCGTGGCATTCTCCACAAGATGAAACGGGATAATCGTGTCATCGTCAGCAAGCGGAAACTCACCCAGCACACGAATGCGAAACGCATTGCTCTCCTCGCCGTAGCGCAAGCGCATCTCATCAACAAACTCATCGCTCACCAAGGGACTATCTACGCATGACCAACGGCGTGTCCACCAGCTATCCGCCATGCGCGTCTGGCTTTCGAAAAACGTACCACTGCTTCGCGTGGGGTTGCTTAGCATAATCGTCGTCGCGTTATGACCCGACATAGAGCCAGCCGCAGCCTCAAATACCTGCTCAGGTACACCAGAGGCTTCATCTACAACCAACATAACATGCTCAGAGTGGACACCAGCCAAGGCTTCTGGAGTTTCTGCCCTACTGGTACGTGCCGATATAAACATCTCTGACGGCGCAGAAGTGTGCTCAACGCGATCCGACTTAACGTTAAGTATGCTCTGCAACCCTTCAGGCAACTCGTTTATCCAGCGCTTTAGCTCCGCAAACAAGGCATCAAAAAGCTGACTAGAAGTTGGCGCAGTTACAACAACTTTATTTGGGTAATGCATCAAAAAATACCATAGCATTGCCCATGATGCTGCTGTAGACTTGCCAGTACCATGACCAGACCGAATGCTAATCTTGCGTTCGCCAGACGCAATCGCTTCCAGAA